GCAAAGTTTCCCAGTAACGGAACCCTCATGAGCCAATGATCGGTTTATTGACTGATCATTGAGATTTAATCCGGCTCGACGTAAACACCTACGGAAATAAGTGCCTACACCCTTCTGGATGAACATATTCAGATCAGGCTCTTTACAAGCCACCCGATCTATATCGGTTTTCTTGGGAACGGTAAACAACACGTTACCGGGAACAATCTCAGGCTTGAGATCACCCCCTGCCCCGATCCAACCAGGAAGTTCCTCAACGAGTGTTGAGAAGACTTCAAGGCAGGACGAGGTGGTGTGTGCTTTTCCGAGATACTTAGAGCTTGGTTGGCTCTGAGTACGTGAGCGACTTGTGGATGCGCCCCCCGTGAAGGTGCCAATTAAGGCATCAACTGGAGGCGTGTCCCCGATGATATCACATATTAGGTTGCGACACCATCCTACGAAAGCACCGAACGTCACCCGAGGTAAAATATTATATTCCCCGGGGGTTATTAAAAGACGATCGTTAGTAGCTTCGTTCTCCGCCTCAGTACAAAGCCATTTAAAAATGGCTCTGTTCCGCCGAGTTTCGGCAGATTCTGTGAAATCGGAGACATACTTAGATAAGAACTCCTCCTTCAAGTAATCGGTTTTAACCGATGACCGTAAGGAGGTTATCTTTTGTATGAGGTTATCAGTCAAGTCCTTCGGGAGTTCCAGTGACATTAGTCGTTTCTGGGACACTTTGGCTGTCATGTGGTAGTCCATTCATAACATTGCCCACCGCCTCAGACGGGGAGCGTGGTGTGAGTGAAAGGGTTACATAGCACCCTGATAGTATGATGACCATATAAATGGCCACCATCACCATCAGAGTCCAGAATAACCGATCACTTGCCTTCACCTTTCCGGAGAAAGATGAACGAACGTCATCGACATCAGGCTCACGCCTGGTGTCGAAATCTCTGTCGTCCATATTAATAGGGCGCTTCGAGATTTTCGATCATCGGTTGGACCTGGCCGGCATTCGACAAGAATGCGATCAGGGACTTCCGAATATCTTGACGCTCGGTTGTCGTTGAAGTGTCCGCAAACGTCAGCGTTACATCAGCATAAGCTGTGCGTACCGCAGTC